TAATTTACGCACACTAGGGAAAGTCCATATAAAAAAACTATACAAACATATATTTGTCGTGTATAGTGGAGTCTAGTTCAACAAAAGGAGTAAGTGATGAAAACAACAGTAATTGATTGGGTAGGCGTAATTCTCTTAGGTATCTTATTGGGCGTGATGTTTGCGTTGGGTGCTTAACATGGGAATGTCTAGACACGATGCCTACTACGAGCCTGAAGATGATTACATGGATTCTGATGAGCTACAAGCAGAAGTAGCTGACATGATGGATAACGAATGTAATCCATGCAAATGGCTCAATTTCCTACAAACCTTTGAAGGCAAACTGCCTGACGAAACAGTAGAGCAATTAGAAGAAATGATGCAAAAGCGTGATTTTGAGGCTTTTGGTCGTAAGTTATGGAATCTATCCTATGAATACTGGGAAGATTACGCAACAGGCAAGATTACAGGTCAATATTAAGGAGAAAGTGATGTCATATTTAGAACTACGCAAAATCAATGTAAACGAGCACACAGAAAAGAAAGGTAAATTTACCTACCTTTCATGGGCGTGGGCTGTAGACCAGCTACTACAAGCTGACCCTATGGCTACTTGGGACTATCAGCCACCTATGGCTTTTGGTGATACCTTGATGGTCTTTTGCTCAGTCACAGCTTTTGGCAAAACAATGACAGCTCAACTTCCTGTATTAAACGCTCAGAACAAAGCCATTGCCAATCCTGATGCTTTTGCAGTCAATACAGCTATGCAACGCTGCTTAGCCAAAGCTATTGCCCTGCATGGTATTGGCTTGTATATCTATGCTGGTGAGGATATTCCTGACGAACCAACGCTTGACCGAACTGTAGAAGCTCATTTATGGGCAGAATCATTTAAGGATTGCAAAACCATTGATGAACTTAAGTCTATGTATGAAAAAGCCTATGCTGCAGTATCTAAAGACAAGAACGCAGTCCAGTTGATTGCTAACGCTAAAGACTTAAAAAAAGTGGAATTGTCATGAATACATTAGAGCAATTTATAGAGAAGTTTGAGCCTAGAAACAATGATGCAGCCGTTTTTAGATATATGTTGGATAAATCAATTCTTGAGCTAACCAGCAAAAAAGTATCACAAATTGAAACAGTAACTATGCGTGATTACTTTGCTGGGAAAGTATTAATTAATCTAATAAACGATAAAAAATTAGGTGACAAATTAGGTGCTACTTGGGTGGAGTATTTGCCAAAAGTAACTGGGTTAGCTTATGAATACGCTGATGCAATGATTGAGGCTCGCAAATGACCACATTTACTACAGAAGATAGAATTGCCGTACAGCAGGGAACACCTGAATGGCATGAGCTTCGCAGAGGCAAAGTAACTGCTTCTAGGGTAGCTGACATACTTGCAAAGACAAAGACTGGGCCTTCAGCTAGTCGGCAAAACTATTTGATTGAGCTTGCCTTGCAGCGAACTACCAAGACCATAGAACCATCATATACCAATGCTGCTATGGAATGGGGAACAGCTACAGAGCCACAAGCTAGGGTAGCTTATGAAGTAAATACGCATAACTTTGTAGACCAAGTGCCATTTATTGACCATCCAACCATTAAAGGGTTTGGGTGCTCACCTGATGGATTGGTGGGCAAAGATGGTTTGCTAGAGATTAAATGCCCTAACTCAGCAACTCATTGGGAATACTTTAAAGCTAAAGAACCACCTAAGAAATACTTTATTCAAATGCAGGCTCAGATGGCTGTAACTGGAGCAAAATGGTGCGATTTTGTCAGTTTTGACCCTCGTATGCCTGAGCGTAGCCAGCTTTTAATAGTAAATGTACCAAGAGACCCTGAGTTTATCTTGTACATGGAAGCAGAAATTAAGCAGTTTTTAAGTGAAGTTGAAGCAGAAGTTAAATTAATGGAGAATCAATAATGGCAATTCAATATTTTGTAAAAGCAGCAGTATCAGAGTACCAAGATAAAGACGGTACGACTAAAAAACGCTATCAGTCTATTGGCGTAATCATGGAAACCAAGCATGGCCTTATGTTGAAACTAGAAACTTTGCCATTGTTTGCTATGAAAGAAGGCGGTCTATTGGCTTATTTAAACCCACCAGAAGATAAAGCCATTCCAACTCAGCAAGTATCTAAAGACTTCAAGGATGATGTCCCATTTTAAGGAGTAAGTGATGAAAGAAATATTAATATTTTTAGGCGGTGTAGCAGTAGGAGTCTGGCTTTCAGATTGTCAAGCTCAAACTTATGTAATACAGAACCCAGCAGGCTACAGCCAAGGAACTGTACAAGTCCAAGGCAATCAAGCTCAAGTTGTAAATAACGCTGGCTATGTAACTCAAAGCCTGACTATTTACCCTACTCAGGCAACCACTCAATATGGAGGTGCTATTGGAACGCCTAGCTATACAGTCCCACCAAGCCCACCTTCACCACCTTCACCAAAGGTTTTGCAATGAACAATCAACCTGTTTTATGGACAGATGGTAATGAGTAATCATTCATTTCTCTTGTGCCTTTCTTAGTATTGCTCTAATTACATTATCCAAACCAACAACTTTTTCACTCTGAGAAAAGTTAAGCACATTTTTTATAGCCCATTCAAAGTCGGCTATTTCCTCATCTGTTAGTGTCTTTGCTGGATGGGTGTAAAGTGGAATAGTGTAATGACCAATTTCTTGATGAAAATAATTACCATTACCATCTGTCCATAAAACAGGTTGATTGTTCATTGCAAAACCCTCGGTGATGGTGGAGATAGTGGGCTAGGTGGGACTGTATAGCTAGGAGTACCAACTGCATAGCCCGATGGAGTTACAACTTGATTTGGATAGACTGTAACGCTTTGGGTTACACGCCCAGCGTTATTGACTATTTGCCCTTGATTGCCTTGAATCTGTACAGTTCCTTGGCTATATCCTTGAGGATTGGTAATTACATAAGTCTGAGCTTCTGCTGTAGATACCCAAATTCCTACTGCAATTCCTGATACAAAAATAATAATTTCTTTCATCACTTGCTCCTAAAAAGGGCCGTAGCCCTGTTAAATTAAACTCCGCATCCACAAATCATTTTGCCGTTATAGCCTGATACGCAACGGTATGGAGCGTATGCAGGGCATGATGCTACGGCTTGACCAACTGCCAAAAGTAATACGATAGTTGCTAGTGCTTTTTTCATAATGCTCTCCTTAGAATGGTACATCGTCTTTAAAATCTTTAGGTACTTGCTGAGTTGGAATGGCTTTATCTTCCGGTGGGTTTAAGTAAGCCAATAAACCGCCTTCTTTCATTGCAAACAATGGCAATGTTTCTAGTTTTAGCATCAATCCATGCTTGGTTTCCATGATTACGCCAATAGACTGATAGCGTTTCTTAGTCGTACCGTCTTTGTCTTGGTACTCTGATACTGCTGCTTTTACAAAATATTGAATTGCCATTATTGATTCTCCATTAATTTAACTTCTGCTTCGACTTCACTTAAAAACTGCTTAATTTCTGCTTCCATGTACAAGATAAACTCAGGGTCTCTTGGTACATTTACTATCAACATTTGACTGCGCTCAGGCATTCTTGGGTCAAAGCTGACAAAATCACACCATTTAGAACCAGTTACAGCCATCTGAGCCTGCATCTGAATAAAGTATTTCTTAGGTGGTTCTTTGCTTTTAAAGTATTCCCAATGAGTTGCTGAGTTAGGGCATTTGATTTCCAATAAACCATCCTTGCCTACCAAACCGTCAGGACTGCAGCCAAACCCTTTAATGGTTGGATGGTCAATAAATGGCACTTGGTCTACAAAGTTATGGGTATTTACTTCATAAGCTACCCTAGCCTGTGGTTCAGTTTGAGTTCCCCATTCCATAGCAGCATTGGTATATGATGGTTCTATGGTCTTGGTAGTTCTTTGCAAGGCAAGCTCAATCAGATAGTTTTGCCGACTAGCTGAAGGCCCAGTCTTTGTCTTTGCAAGGATGTCAGCTACCCTAGAAGCAGTTACTTTGCCTCTACGGAGTTCATGCCATTCAGGTGTGCCTTGTTCAATCATGACAACTCCACTTTCTTTAAGTCTTTAGCGTTGGCAATCAACTGGACTGCATTCTTGTCTTTAAAAACGGCAGCATAGGCTTTGCCATAGACATCTTTAAGCTGGTCAATGGTTGTGCAGTTTTTAATGGAATCTACCCATAACTGAGCATCTGCTGTTAAATCAGGTGTTGGTTCGTCAGGAATATCCTCACCAGCGTAGATATACAAACCAATACCATGCAGGGCAATAGCTTTAGCTAGGCAGCGTTGCATAGCTGTATTGACTGCAAAAGCATCAGGGTTTGAAATAGCTTTGTTCTGAGCATTGAGAACTGGAAGCTGAGCTGTCATGGTCTTGCCAAAAGCTGATACTGAGCAAAACACCATCAAAGTATCACCAAAAGCCATAGGTGGCTGGTAATCCCAAGTAGCCATTGGGTCAGCTTGTAAAAGTTGGTCTACTGCCCAGGCCCATGAAAGGTAGGTAAATTTACCTTTCTTTTCTGTGTGTTCGTTTACATTGATTTTGCGTAGTTCTAAATATGACATCACTTTCTCCTTAGTATTGACCAGTAATCTTGCCAGTTGCGAGATCTTCCATATATTCTTAGGACATATTCCACAATTTAC